GGTGCTACGCGCCATCGTGGCCGGGACGGTAGAGTACCGATGCTAGGGTGTCAACGGTGAAAATCTCCCTGTTTGTAAACCCGCGCGGCCACAATGTTACCCGCGTGTTACAGGTAAATTACCCTCCGCGACCCTGTTCATGAATCTGCCCCGATGCGTCGCATCGGCCCGTCTTTACGGCGTGTTCACGCGCAAATCCCCCGTCGGGGTGTACTGCGTGGGCACGGGGCCGCGCGCCTGGAGCATGCGCTCGAGCTCGGCCAGGGCCGCCTCCGGCGACGCCTTCTGAAAGGCGCCGAAGGTCTCGTTGGGCGCCGATTGGACGGCGAGGTTGAAGGTGACGCGCGGCGCGCTCGTGCGGAGATTCCACACCTCCGCGGTGAGCGCATACGGGCGGTCGCCGAGCCCGTACTGTGTCAGGAGTTCGGCGGCGCGGTGATAGGCGGGCGCGAGGTCGATCATGGTCCTACCTTTCAGCCGACGCGGATGGCGCCGAGCGGCCCCACGAGCATCTGGAGCAGCCAGAGCACCACCACGATCACGACGACGACGTTGATGATCTTCAGGATCTTCGGGTCGATGTAGGCGCCGAGGAGCGTGTTGACGAGCCAGAGCAGCACGCCGACGACGATGAGGATGATAAGCAGCGACAGGAGCGGCATGGTGGCCTCCTTCTCACGGCGATTGGATCGCGTCCGTCGCGGGCGTCTCCGGCGGCGCGCGCTCGATGACCACGGTCATCGTGTTGTCGCGGATCGTCACCGTGCAGCCGGCGGCGAGGATCGCAAGCACGATGACGAGCCCGCGCATGGGCTTACGGGACTGACGTGGGCACGTAGTCGGGGTTGGGCTCGTCGCCGTCGCCCGCCGCGTTGAGCTTCACGCTCCCGACCTTCGTCACGTAGTCCTCCGGCACGTCGCGGAAAAGGTCGCCCTCTTCGTTCGTTTCGACGTAGCCCCAGCATTTCAAGACGCGTGACGCCGCATCGTAGAAAGCTCGCTTTCCCATTCGTTACCCTCCGTTCGGCGTCCGATAGCCCAGCACGTACACGCTCGACGGCGAATTGCTCCCGTAGCGGTGGTAATAAATCTGCTGGGACCAATTCGGCACCGGCACGGCGGGAGGGTAGAGAATCCAGTCGGCGACCACGCCACTCGAACCGGCCAGCGCAAAAATCGACCACATCGTACTTCCGTCCAGGGACAGATCGATCCCGACCGTGACGAGACTGTTCGCGGCGATGTTGACGCCCGCCGCGATGGTGATCCGCGCCTCCGGACAGACGCCCTCCGGAGGCACATGCGCGGACAGACTGATTGCCGTGTAGCTCCCCGCATTGCCCGCCGTCAGGACTTGCCCGATGGTTTGATCGGACCAATCCACCCGATCCCCACGGAGTCGCGTGACACGGAATCCGGTGGTGATGTAGAGCGCGGTGATGAAGGCCGCGCCCGTCTCACCGTTCGCGAGGGCCGGCCCCGTGCCCGGCGCGTTCTTGCTCAGACGGAGGGCGGGCGTGGTCCCGTCGTCCGTGTAGTACAGGTAATGCCACGTCGCTCCGGTGACGGGTGTCGCGTAATCCAGCCCATTGCGCCCTTGGCTGGCCGTGCTGACGGTGAGCGTGCCTTGATTGGCGACACGTCGAGTAACCACGCCCGTCGTCGGATTCACGAACACGATCAGGGCCGCGCTCGAGACCGTGTAGGTCGTCGGCGAGGCATAGGCGCCCACGGCCCCGCGCACGACCGACGCTCCATAGCTGGGCGCCACGGAGGTCGCAGAGAATCGCGCGACCTCCTCCCAATCCGTCCCGGTGCGCTTGAGCACGAGCCAGAGCGATGGGCTCGTGAGCGCCAGGTCGGCGGCGCCCTTCACCGCGATCTGCCCGGCGCCGCCCGCGTTGTGCTTCACGGTGACGACGCGCGCCGCGGAGACGGGCCGGAGCCAGAGCATTGAGCCGTCCGGAAGGTTCGTCGTCGCGATCGTGGCAAGGTCGTCGGCGACGGACGCGCTCTCGGTGTCGATGGCGTGCACGCCGCCCACGGGCGTGACGATGCCGCCCGCGATGGTCAGCGTCGTTTCCGCGATGCCCGACCCGGGAATCTGCTTCGTCGCGAGGAGCTGATCCTCCATCGCGACCTTCATCTCGCCTTTGGTACGTCCGGCGTCGCTGAGATAGCCCGCCGCGGGGAAGTTCGCCATCAGTGCCCTCCGTTACCAGTAGACATCGCTATCGGAGCCGGTCCAGGCGAGGTCGCTGTCGACGCCGGTCCAATACAGCTCTGAGGCTTCGCCGCCCACCCCTGCGAGGCGCATGGCCGGCGCGATGAACGCCGCGGTGCCGCTGTAGGCCACGCCGCCCACGCCCGCCAGGCGCGGCGCGGGCGCGACGAAGCGGTCGATGCCGAGGCCCGGCACCCAGAACAGGTCGCTGTCGGGCGGCGTCCAGAAGAGATCGGTGTCGGGCGGCACCCAGAACTGCTCGCCGCCGCGCGGGAGGCCACACGGCGCGATGAAGTGCGCGGTGCCCTCCACCGCGAGCCCGCCCACGCCTGCGAGGATGATCATGGGTGTGAGAAATGCGCCGGTCCCGGTGAGGACGTAGTAGCGCGCGTAGGTGTAGTCGTTGGCGAGCCACACACCGCCGATCTTCGAGAAGAGGCGCACGTACACGGTGCCCGGCGTGGTGAACGCGGGGAGCGTCACGCTCTGCGAGGTCGCCGTCCCGGTCGAAGCGCTGAAGTAGTCCGTGCCGCCCACGGTTGAGCCGACGGCCAGCGCGTACTCGGTCACGTCGAAGCCCTCGGTCCAGTCGAACGTCACCACGTCGCCCTCGAGCTGCGTCCCCGGGACGGGGAGCAGCATGCGCGCCTCGGTGGGCACGACGGGAAGCTGCGCGAGCTCGAGCGCGATGCGTCCGGGCTGCTCGTCGCCGAGGTTGTAGCGCCGGGTCACGACCTGAAATACGAGATCGACGCCGCCGTGGTTGTCGAGGACCGGGTGCCCGCTGATGGCGAGGTAATCGGCTTGCTCGAGGCCGATGGCGTTCCACCAGGCCACGAGCGAGACCATGAATCGCTGCCGCTTCTTGCGGCTGAGGTGGAAGTCGCCGAGGGCCGTCGCCGTCGCCGCGTCCTGCACGAGCGAGAGCTCGAGCGACTCCGTGATCGTGTCGGGGAAGGTGTTGGCGGTGTCCTTGACGTTGACCGCGCGCGCGTAGCGGTCCTCGAGCTCGCCCTCGCGCCGGTAGTCGCGCGCGCTGTACACCCACAAAGAGTTCTTGAGCTCGGTGAGCGGCGTGCGGCTTACGCGCGCAGGCGCCTCGGCCCACACATCCCGCGCGTAGTCGAGGGTGATGGGCGCCGTGGGCGCGTCCGCGATGAACTTGAACTCCCACCGGCCGGCTTCGAGATACAGCACGCTGCGCGCCTGCGCGCCCCACGCCTCGCGCAACTCGGAGAACCGCGCGTAGTCGAGGAGGGCACCCCACTTGTAGGCGGCCAGCGCCGCGCGCGACACCGCCCACGTCGGCCCGAAATCGGCCGGCACGTTGCCGGGGTACATCGCGAGCAGGACAAACTTGACCACGTCGGCGGGATTCTCGAGGAGCGTGTAGGGCGTGCCGGTGATCGTGCCCGAGGCGTCGTCGCGCACGCCTTCCACGTCGCAGGTGACATCGCCGATCACGACGTCGGCCGTGGAGTTCCCCGTGACCTCGACGGTGCCCGTCTTGGCGACGGTGCCGACCTTGCTCGCAAGGCCCGTCTTGCTGGCGAGCCCGGTCTTGCTGGCCGTGCCCGTTTTCGTGGTGAGGCCGAAGCGGTACGCCTCCCCCGTCTTCGTGACGGCGACGTTCATCTCGACGGTTTCCTCGAGCCCGTCGATCACGACCTGAATTGAGCCCGGCCCGTTGCCGGTGCCCGCAATGGCGAATTGCTCGTCGCCATACGTCGCGCCACTCGACCACGTCATCGTCCGCGTGCCGAGGGCCGGAAACGACGTGCCGGACTCGAGAACGATCGCGCCCGACCGGTAGAATGCCCAGCCCGAGGTCGCAATGCCCGATTGCTGCACGCGATAGGTCAGCTTCCGGTTGACGTTGTACACGATGCCGGCCGGGAGATTGTTGGGCATCGAGATCGTGACGAATCCCGAGTTGAACGACGAGCTCGCCGAGCCCGACACCGTGGCGGTGATCGTGGTGCCCGTCGTCGTCTGAATCCGCGAGAGCGTCGTACGGGACGGCGAGGACACCGCGATGTTGTCATCCACGCCGACGCCGTCATTGACCGCGATGCCGTCGTTGACGGCAATGTTGTCGTTCACATTGATGGTGTCGCTGACCCCGACGGTGTCGCTGACCCCGATGGTGTCTTCGACCGTGACGAGGACTTGCCGCTTGACCACGGGCAGGGCCGAAAAGTTCACGACGACGAAGCTTCGGCCGGGCAATAGCGTGGTGTCGTTGTAGTCGACGGTGGCGCTCGGCTGATAGACGCCGTTCGCCTGCACGTTCGTCACGCTCTTGATCGTGTAGCCCCCGCGATTCTCGCCCACGAGGTAGCGATAGGCGCGCGGCCCGCTGCGCACCTCCCAGATCGTCGCGCCCGACGAATGCGCGGCGGCCACGGTGCCGTTGACGGCGCGCGCGGCGATCACGAGGCCCGTGGACGTCTTGGCGCTGTAGCTCATCTGCTCGTCGTCGACCTGGACGACGCCGGAAGCCGGGAAGGCGTCGCGGTCGCTGATCGCGAGCACGCCGCCGGGCGCTGGGCTCGACTCCGTGACGCTGGCGGCGAGGGTCGACTGGCCGCCGGCGACAATGGCGAGCGTGGGCGCGTTGGTCACCACGCCGACGGGCACGGGGATCGCGCGCCCGATGGCGTCCGGATCGGCGTCAGGGAAGCTGATGCGGGTCACGCGCGTGAGGTCGAGCTTGTCCTCCAGGGCGAGGGTCGCGTCCACCATGCGCACGCGGAGGATGCGATCGTCGATCTCGGTGGGATCTTCGAGATAGAACACGCCGAGGCGCACGGCGTCGGCGGCCTCGTGGGATTCGTCGAGCAGCTCGGTGATCGTCACGCGCGCATAGGCCCATTCATAGGCGCCCGCGGCGGCATTGAACGGTGAGCGCATGGTGTCCGACAGGCGCGCGCGATCCGTGCCGGGCACGGCCTGCGCGTTGAACAGGCCGAGCTCGGCCGTGCCGGGGCGCCCGCCGAGGTCGAGCGTGTTGAGGACGGACTCCACGTTGCCCCAATCGGCGACGAGCGGGAGCCACTCCTGCCCGAGAGCGACGCGATAGGTATCGCTCATGCGCAGCGTGAACGCCGACGGGATGGTAAAGTCGATCTGCGCCAGCAGGACGGGCCGCGCCCACGGACGCTGGGACGCAAGCGTCGCAGGCGCGCTCAGGGTTTTCATAGAGCTTCGCGGAGCGTGATCGCGTTGACGGCGCGCCCGAGGAGCCCGTCATAGACGGCCGCGCTCATCGCGGCGTCCAGGGAGGCGTCGATCCACTCGACCCACCACGCGACGCCATCGGCATCGACATACGTGAATTTCCGCGCGCCCTCATCGCACGCCGCATAGGCCGCGCGCATCAGGTCGAGCGTCGCGAGGTCGAGGGCGGCGTAAGCGAGCTTGAACTCCCGGCGCGAGGCGCCGCGCTTGACGGCCCACGTGTAGCCGGCGGGCGATTCGTCCCGGCGCACGTTGGCGAGCACGCGGTCCGTGTAGCCCGGTGGCACGTGCGGCGTCGGCAGCGTCACGGGCGCGGCGAGGATGATCTCGCCCACGGTGGGCGTGCCGCTGCCGCTCGCGGCGGGGAGGCCGAAGCGCCAGTAGCGGGCGCTCACGGCGGCGAAGGATCGCGCGAGGACCGACGTCGCGAGCGTCGCCGAATCGCGCGCCGTCCAGGTCGAGTTATCCGGCGAGCTCTCGACGGTGAGCACACCGCCCGCGAGGTTGTGATCGGCCACGCCCCAGCCGCTCGCCGTGCGCGCGGCGCCGAGGTCCACGGTGACGGTGGGCGCGACGGTGGTGCCCGCCCAGTGCGGGCCGCGGGCGCCGTCGTAGAGACGCGTGATCGGCGCGGCCGCGTCCGTCGGCGCCGACACGGTGGCCGCGCTCTCGAGCAGGTTCCCGACGTAGAGCGTGACGCTCATTGCAGCCCGAGGGCGCGCTTCATGGCGGCCACAAGCTCGGGCGACTGGCCGCGACGGATCGCATCGGCGAGCTGCTCGGCGGTGAAGCTCGCGCCCGCGCCGCCGGTACGCCCAGCGCGCAGCGCATCGAGGGCGGCGGCGAGATCATCGACCGCCGCGGCGGCTTTGCGCGCGGATTGATCGATCGCCACTACTGTTGCGCCTGCGCGGCGAGTCGGTCGAACTCGCGCATTTCCTTGTTCGCGGCGTTGAACGAATCCTCCAGGCGCCGGACGCGCCCGTTGAGGTCGTCGACGGAGGCGCCCGCCCGTCGTGCCGCATCCGGCAGCTCGACTTGGAGGAGGTCGCGCTGCCGCGCGATGAGGTCGTTGACCTGCGTGAGGGCGAAGCCCTGGTCCTCAAACGCCTGTCGCTGGTTCTCGATGTTCGTCTGGATGTTGCCGAAGTTGAACTTGGCCCACGTCCGGTCAAGGAGATCGACGGCGGCGGGATTGGCGCCGACCTCGTCGCGCAGCTTCTTGAACTCCGTGGTGAGCTCACCGGTGGCGGTGTCAATGCTCGCGGAGAGGTCTCGGTACGGCACGCCCTCTTCGCGCAGCATGTGGAACTTCTTGGCGACGGCCTCGAGGTTCTGGCCGAACTGCCGCACCTTGTCGACGTTCGTGATGCCGCTCACGTTGAGCGCCTGCGCGGCGGCGCTGCCCTGCTGGCTGATCTTCTCGCGCGCCGTGACCGCCTTGTCAATGGCGGCCTGATTCGCGTCCGCCTCTTTCTTGATGTTCTCCAGGGCCTTCAGGCTGCGCTCGGTGTCGATCCGCGTGAACTCGGCCGCAGCAATCGCGTAGGCGGCGGACTTCTTCGCGCTCTCCTCCTGCACCGCGGCCGTAATGAGGCGCTCGCGCAGCACAGCGTCCTGCGTGTGCTTCGTCGCCTCAAGGGCCTGCGCCACGCGTGCGGCCTTCTCCTGCTCGATGGCCTGGAGGCGCCCGTTGAGCTGCGCCTGGACCGCCGCGCTCTCGTCGCCGTCGGCCTTCGCGCGCGCCACCGCCGCCTCGGTGTACGCCTGCGCCTTGGACCGCTCCATGTCACGGATCAGGTTGACCGACGCCTTGCGCTCCTCGAGGAACTTGCGTTCCTCCTCCTGCGCCTTCTTCATCGATTCCAGGAACTGCTCGGTGGACTGCTGCCCGGTCAGCGCCGGGAGGATCTGCTCGCGGACGAGCTCCCCGAGCTCCAGGCCGAGATCCCACGCCTGCTTGAAGGACGCCACGGCGAGGAGCGCACCGCCGCCAAAGCGCACCAGCGCGCTCTGGCTTTTCAGCATGGCGCTGGTGAGTTTCTCCAGCGCGTTGGCGGCGCCAGGCACGCCGCCCGTGATGGCGCCCAGGCCCTTCTGGGCAAAGCCCAGCGCGGCCTTCTCGGCGTCCTTGAACGCGCCCGAGCCCTTGCGCACCCGGTCGCCCGTCGCGTCCCACGTCTTCGTAAACTGGGCGGTGTTCGCCTGCATGTCGACGACGAGCGTCGCGATGGTCGCCACTAGTTCGCCTTGCCGCCGGGCTGCCGCGTGCAGAAGCCGCGCAGCGCCTCGTAGAGGGACTTCGCGAACGCGGTGATCGCGCGCGGGCTGTCCTCGTCGAGCGTGCGCGCCATCGGGTGCTTGGCGCTGATGGCCGGGATGGTGACGGAGACGCGCGGCCCAAAGCCGGGGCCCGCGAGCGCCTTCTTGCCTTGCCCTCGGCGCCGGCCCTTCTTGGTGCGCTGGAACGCCGACGCCACGACCTGGTGCGCCTTCGTGCCGAACTCGATGAAGCGCAGGCGATAGGCGAGGCTCGTCTTGCCGCCTTCCAGGATGCCGACGCTCGTCACGCCCGCCGTCTTCCCCACGTCGGTATGCGCTTCGATCTGCCCGGAGGTCGCGCCGCTGCGCCGCGGGACGCGCTGGATCATGCCGCGCTTGAGCACGTCGCCGCCCTGCTCCAGGGCGGGCTTCAGCATCTCCTGCTGAAACTCGACGGGGAGCTTGCGCAGCGCCGCCTCCAGCTCGCGGAGGCCGCGCGCCTCGAAGGTGATGCGATCAGCCACGGACGCGCTCCGCGGTGATCGGAAAGCACCGCTCGACCTGGCGCACGAGCTGCTCCGGCGTGGGCCGCGGGCGCACCACCGCGCGCGAGGGCGACGGCATCGGCGACGGCGCGCGCTCGGCGTCCATGATCTCGAGGGCCTCCCATTCGCTCAGTTCCCGACTCGAAATCGACGCGAGCAGCTCGCCGACCGTGCGGCCTAGACGAGCGGCGAGGGCGAAGTAGTAGCGCCGTTCCGGTCGGGCTCGGAGTTTCCCACCAGCTCCTTGACCTCGCGCTGGCCGATGCCGCTCAAGCGGCGCGCCACATCGAAGAGGCGATCCAGCGGGGCCGCGCTCTTGGCGCCGAGCGCCTGCACGTCCTCCAGGCTGAAGAGTCTCTTGCCGTTCTCATCGACCAGGGAAAAGGCCAGGAGATTCGCGCGCACGTTGGCGTAGCTCGTCTCGTGGCAGCGCTGCTCGAAGGCATCGCGCTCGGTGCCCGTGAGGCCGCGTACGGTCACGCTGCCGCCCCACTCGGGCACAGAGACTGTCTCCGTGTGGATGTCCACCGCGGCCAGGATGGCGACGCGCGACAGGCTCATACGGCCGGCACGCGCGTCACGGGCCCGGTGGCGCGGAAGGTCGCGGTGGCGCGCAGCGGCGCGTCGTTGCCGATGCTGTCGAGCTTGAATGACGAGATGAAGGCCGCGAAGGCGCGCCCGTTGGTGGCGTCGGGAAACATGATGCGGTAGTTCCGCACCGTGCCCGCCGTGGCGTCGTCCTCGAGCGCCTCTTGCGTGACGGAGCCTGGAATCAGGTTCATCGTCGCGGTCCCGCTCCCGAAGTCGGCCAGGCCCGCCTTGAACTCCTTGGCCGTCGATTTCAGATGCGTGACCTCGACCTCGGCGGCCTCACCTGCGGGCGGCTCGATGGTGACGATTTCCGCGATGGCCGTGAACGCCTCGGTGGGCGTGGCGCCGTCGCCGACTTCCAGGGTGCAGCCGTTCGTGATGATCGCGTCGCTCAGGGCCATGACTGGTGCCTCCTGTGCCCGAGGAGGTCGGGCGTATCGACGGTGCGAACGCTCGCCATGAGCTGCACCGATCCCGTGCGGTCAGCGGCGCGCGCGTCGGGAGAGACGACGAGCACGTCGTCGAGGTCCATCGTGCGGTCGCGCCAGAGCACGCGCATCGCGGGCTCGAGATCCTGCCGCCCGCGCAGATCGGGCCGCCACCGGATCGTGACGCGGTAGCGTTCCTCCCCGAGGGATTCGACGGCGGCGCTCACGGTGCCGCCCTCGGCGAGCGTTTCGTAGTCGCCGCTCGCGTTCGCGAGGCGCTGCAATGTCACACGCTCGGTCATGTCGCCGATCACGGGTTGCTCCGCGCCTGCTCATACGTGAACGCGGTCACGCTGACGGCGGTGCCGGCGGCGATGGCGACCGCCGACAGCACGAGGTCGGCCGCCGTGGTGCCCACGCTCCCGTCGAACACGACGGTGGTGCCGTCGCTCTTGAGCGCGCGGAACCAGGTGGCCGTGCCGGTGGCGTTCGCCGAGGCGTCGGGCGTGATCGCGTTGGCCGTCGCGATGGCGTTGACGGCGGCCCCGAAGGCGGGCGTGCCGTACCGGAGCTCGGCCAGGAGCACCTGCGTCGACACCGCGGTGTCGGCCGTCGGCGGTTGCGTGCCGTCGTAGAGACGCAGGTAGCCGGCGGCCAGGAGCGGCGTCACCGCGTCGGCGGCAGCGTTGGCGGCGATCGTGGAGAGCTTGGGATTGTTCGCCACCGGGTTCTCCTATGGCGTCTTCGGCACGCCGTAGATGCCGACGAGGCGGTCGACGTGGGGCGGCACCGCCGCGGGCGCGTCGTCGCCGCGGTGCTCGTAGAGCCAGGCCACGGTGGCCAGGAGGCCCACGCGCAGCGCCTCGGGCATGCCGGCGGCACTGGCAACGAACGTAGCCACCGGGCCGTCGGGCGTGAGGTTCTCCGTCACGGTGAGCACGAGGGCCGTTGCGGTGACGATCGTCAGCGGGCCGGCGTTGCCGCCCTTCGTGTTGGACGTGTAGATCGTGTCGCCGACCGAGAAGCCGTCATCCACGAAGCTGCCCGCATCCCGCGTGATCGTGGAGTCGTTGTCGAACGTCATGGCGGCGGCCGCCTGCCGCCCGTAGCCCGCCACGAAGCGCACGACGTAGAGGCCGGGCACGGTGACACCCGAGGCGGGGATCTCGAGTCGCGGGCCGGGCGTGAGACGCGCGCCCGGCACGATCCGGAGGGCGCCAGAGACCGGGTCCATGCTCGTCACGCTCACGATCTCCGTGACGGGCGTGCGCAGCAGGCGAATCGGCGACTGATCGGCCGCGGTCGCCCAGTAGGCCGCCTGGTCCCAGGTCTGCGGCATGAAGGCGACGCCGTAGGTCTGCTCGAGCGAGCTGCGCGCGGCCGCGATCAGCGAGCGCAGGAGCTCGTCGTGGTGGTCGAGGTCTTGGCCAACGTACGTCTTGGTTTCGGCCAGCGTGACGGGTTCGACGATGGGCGGGGTAACGAGGAGGAGGCGCTCGCGGTTGACGACGACGCTCACCGCTTCGCCTTCTTCGGTGCGGGCGCAGGCGCGTCCTCAGGCGGTGGCGGCGCCTTGGCCACGGGAGACACGGGCGGCGCCACCGCCCTCGGCGCTGGCCGCGGGAGAATGAGCCCCGCGGCCATCACCGGCACGATCACC